GGTGTTTGGTATGATTGGTCTATTTGTGTCAGAAGGTAGCTAATATGAGCGAATACTTTAAGCCAGAAGAATTTGAGTGCCATTGTGGGTGCGGAGAGAAAGACGTAAATCCTAAGCTCGTTGACTTGCTAGATCGTATTCGAAAATCATTTGGTAAGCCTATTACGATTATGAGCGGTAGAAGATGCAAAGCACACAACACTAAAGTAGGTGGTGCAAAAGATAGTCAACACGTTCTAGGTAACGCAGCAGACATCAAAGTGAAAGGTGTTGAACCACGCGAAGTGCAAGAATACCTAATGAAGCATTTTGACTTAGAGTGTCGAGGTCTTGGACGCTACAATTCTTTTACGCATATTGATGTTCGTGATGGTAAAATTGCACGTTGGAACGGATAAACAGGACTAAATCATGCCCTCAATAGGTATTAAAAAACTAGTTTTTAAGTCAGGTGTAAATCGTGAAAATACACGCTATTACACAGAGGGCGGTTGGTACGACTGCAATAAAATTCGTTTTCGACAAGGCTCGCCTCAAAAAATAGGTGGATGGGACCGGATTTCTACTAATTCATTTGAGGGGATTTGTCGTTCGTTATGGGCTTGGCAGACGCTTTCTCAAGTGCCCCTTGTTGGGGTAGGAACAAGTTCTAAGTTTTATGTATCTAGTGGGGGGGCCTACTATGATATTACGCCTATACGCTCCGCGGATAATTTAACTAATCCTTTTACTGCTACGACAGGCTCGTCAGTTATCACTGTATCAGCACCTAATCACGGATGTTTGAATGGAGATTATGTAACTTTTAATAACGCAACCTCTCTTGGTGGAGCAGTAACCGCCACTGTCCTTAATGACGAGTTTAGAATTACTTACGTTAGTGCCAGTGTGTACACTATTACTGTAGGGGTTACAGCAACGTCATCAGATACAGGACATGGAGGTACGCCTCGCGCCGTTTATCAAATTAATACAGGCCCGTCATCTCAAGGTGCTGTTACTGGTTGGGGTGCTGGGGGTTGGGGTCTTGGGATATATGGTACTGGGGCAAAAACAGCAGACTCCCTTCGCCTTTGGTCTCAAAATAATTACGGCGAAGATTTAATTTTTGGTCCTCGTACTGGAGGTATGTATTACTACTTTGCAGCTCGAAGTGTTGCACCAACAACAGCCACTATTACGATTGCTACCCCAGCAGTAATTACTACTTTAGACTTATACACAAACGGCTCTCCTATTGTGTTTGAGACCACAGGAACACTTCCTTCAGGTATTGAAACGGGTACAACGTATTATATAGACGCCTATGCAGCAGTGGCAGGAGTAGCAGTATTTAATATACTTGATTCTGCGGGGATAGTAGTTGATACGTTTGGTAGTCAGTCTGGTACACAGTCTATTTCATGTCGTGCGGTTAACTTAAATACTATAGTAGGTGCTACTGATGTACCCACTATTCAAAACTACATTACCGTGTCAGATACATACCGATTTGTGTTTGCTTTTGGGTGTAATGATTACGGCGAGTCTACACAAAACCCGTTACTAATTAGATGGTCTTCTCAAGAGGATGCAGGGGATTGGACGGTTTCTGTTACTAATCAAGCAGGGTCACTACCTCTTACTCGTGGTTCTCAAATCATTACAGCGCTTCAAACACGCCAAGAGATTCTAGTTTGGACAGACTCTACGCTCTACTCTATGCAGTATTTAGGTTATCCTCTGGTGTGGAATGCACAGTTAATGGGGGATAACATCTCTATTGTAGGGCAAAATGCTGCTACGCTTGCTTCGGGTGTTGTGTACTGGATGGGGCGTGATAAGTTCTACAAATACGATGGCCGTGTAAGTACTCAAAACTGTGACTTAAGAGAATACATATTTAACGATTTTAACGGTCTGCAAAACGAGCAGGTATTTGCAAGTACTAACGAAGGGTTTAACGAAGTCTGGTGGTTCTATTGCTCTGCAAATAGTACATTAATAGATAAGTATGCAATCTACAACTACGCTGAAGATATATGGTATTACGGTACGATGGGCCGTACCGCTTGGCTTGATTCTGGTATTTTAAGTTACCCTCTCGCTGCAACATATAACTATAACTTAGTTAACCATGAAAGCGGTCTTGATGATAATGAAACGGGGATAGCTGTACCTATTGACTCCTATATTACAAGCTCTGAAACGGATATTGATGACGGGCATAACTTTGTGTTTATTCGTAGGGTGCTACCGGATTTAACTTTTAGAGGTTCTACAACTACAAGCCCGACAGCTACACTGTCTATCATTCCTTTGATGAACTCAGGTAGTGGTTATACTGACCCGGCGTCAGTAGGTGGAAGCGACAGCGCAGCGGTAACACGTACAGCTGTAGTACCTATTGAGCAGTTTACAGGACAAGTCTTTATTCGAGTACGAGGTAGACAGTTCTCCTTTAAGATTGAAAATAATCAGTTAGGGTCTATGTGGCAATTAGGTGCAATACGAATCGATATTAAGCAAGACGGGCAACGAGGAGGGTGATGGTATGAGTAATATACCTCAAACCCCTAAAGCACCTAGTTTACCTTTTGCTGAGGTGCAGTATAGTCGTAACTATCTTGACCAGTTATGTAATGTGCTACGTTTGTATTTTAATCAACTTGACAACGTCATTACGCAATTACTAAGTGTAGCGGGCGGAAGCATTTTAAGATTCCCAAACGGTAGTTTTTACTTAACCACGCAGCAGACGATACCTGTTATAAACACAGCTTATGCCATACCGTTTAACAATACAGCTGACGCAAACCAAGTTGCTATTGGAACAACTACATCACACATCGTAACCAGCGTGGCTGGATACTACAACTTTCAGTTCTCCTTACAGTTAGCTAAAACAGGCGGCTCAAATATTGGTATATGGGTGTGGCCTAGAGTAAACGGTGTTTGGTATGATTGGTCTATTTGTGTCAGAAGGTAGCTAATATGAGCGAATACTTTAAGCCAGAAGAATTTGAGTGCCATTGTGGGTGCGGAGAGAAAGACGTAAATCCTAAGCTCGT